CGTCTTTTTCTTGCCATAACTTATTTTTTAAAATGTTCTTTACTTAATTCTTGTAGGTCTTTTCGTAGCATTTCGTTTTCACGTTTCAGTTTATTGTTTTCTTCATCAAGTTTACAATACTTTTCAAAAAATTGTTTAGCGTTTTTATTTCGCCTTTCTAAATCTTTGTTTAACACTCGTAAAATTTCTTTCATAATTCTAAATTAATTCATAATCTTGATTTACATAATCTAAATAATCCTCTTTCACGTTTTCATTTATTCGCTCCTTGCAATGTTTCAACGTGCAGAATATACTTCGAAGACTTATTTTAGTTTCATTTGCTATCTCACGCATTGACATATCACTATCTTTATATAACTTGAATAACAATCTGTCGTAATGATGCCACGTTTCCATTTCTTGTTGTACTCTTTGCATTAAATCGCCAAAAGCTTCGTGTTTTTCTATCTCATCAATCTGTTGCAAGGTCAGTATTTCGTTGACATCAACTTTAATAACCTTACTTTTTTGCCTATGAAAGTCAATAAACAAAGAACGTAAAGTCAAAAACACGTAGTATTTATTCACTTGACCGTTTACAATCACCGCGTTTTCTTTATTCTTGTTTAAAAAACGAATGTACATTTCTTGAACTAAATCCTCTGCGTAAAACTCTTCGCCAAATCCCTTAACTGTTTTTACATATTCCTTATGGAATTTAGCAACTTGTTCTATCCAGCTCATATATAAATCTCGATAGTCCAATAAAAAACAAAAATGCCAATGATACCGCTTTTTTTATAAGCAATACCAAAGGCAAATTCATCCGTTTTTCTAATCCTCACGATACTAAATTATATAAATTTCTTTTATAGTTCAACAATCGACCCAAAGCCATTGAACAAATATCTAATCTATAAACGTATTTTTCAGACAATTCATGCAACAATCCTTTCTTACATTTCATAACCATATCGGAATAAAGTCTCATTCTAACCTGCATACCCTCAATCATGTCATCAATGTTGCTGATTCGTTCATCAACTAATTCTTTACATAATTCGTAACCTTTGCCGTTGCAGGACATACAAGTGTAATACACTTCTTTTTGTTCGTAAGGAATATGCGTATCGTTTAATTCAATAATAATACATCCGTCTCCCTCACATTCGTGGCAATCAATACATAAACTTTTCATAATTTCTAATTTTAATTGTTAGACAAATATAATTATTCTTTTTAATATAACAACTATTTTAACAAAAAAAAGAGGAAATTTTTTACGTTTCCTCTAATTTGCTTTGCCGAGCCTCAGCTATTTACTAAAGAATTTACCAAGTTTTTCTATTGATTTACTTGACAAATTTTGTCCATTCATAAATTTATGCAAGTTAGGTTGTCGAACCTCTACAATTTTCGAGAAAGCATTTAAGCTCAATTCGTGTTTTTGTAGGTATTGCCGAACCATTAACCGCGTAATTCCGTTTACTTCACTTAAAACTCTCGCTTCCTCTTTCATAAATTACTTAAAAAATCATCAAAATCTTTATTTCCGTATGTTGGTTTGCCAGTTTTTACAGGTTGTTCCTGTACTGGTTTAAAACTTAGGCTTAAAAACTTACCGCTTTTACCCTCTTTAACCCAACTTGAAACATAATAATCAGCTCCATTGATAGTTGCTTTTCCCTGATAGTGCGGGTGCGTTTCTTTTTCTCGCTTGTTGTTAGTGAATAACACTCCACTGTTGTCTTTCTTTTCCATTTTTACTTGTTTATATTTGATTATTATTTACAAACCATTTAGAAACCTCGTTTATCGATTCAAAATTTATTACCTCGAATTTATTTGATTCAAAGTTGAAGTTTACTAAACTCAATGTTTTTATTGCTTTTTCAAAGTTGCATATCTTACAAACTTTAACCACTCCCAAATCTGATTTTAACTGATATTTTCTATTTGACTTATTGAACTCAGATAAAGGCAGGTTTCTTTTACAATTAAAACATTCTTTCATTACTATTTACTTGTTCTCGGAACGTATAAATTTGTAAATCTTTCACGACTGCAACAAAATTCTCTTATCGTGTTTTTGGCGTTTTGCCTTATTACTTCATACCAAACTTTAGTTGATTTTATTTCTTTGATTTGAACAACTTGGTCGGTTCTTGTTACGTTGGTATAATATCCCATTTCTTTTAGTTCTTTCATCTTATTCTGATTTAAAGGTTTCGTTGTAGTATTGTTCTGCTTCCGCTTTTCTACTTTTACGAAATGGTGGTGAATAAGAGCCTTCAATGTGTGATTCAATTATCTGCTCCTGCTCCATTTCTTTGGCTTGTTCTTTTAAACTAATTACTTCTTCATAAAATTGTCCTGCTGCTGGGTCAATAAACCATATTTCTTCAATTCTATCAAATAACGTTTCTACTGCTGTTTTCATAAGTTTTCTATTAAATTGTTATAATACTCTCTGCATTCTTCTACTCGTTGTTTAATCTTTTCGATTATTTCTTCGTCTTTTGCTATTTTAAAGACTTTTAAACGCTTTTCTTTTGGTATGTGGTCAAAGTTATGTTTCGCCTGAACAAAATCCCTTAAATCCAAACTTTCATCAATTAGGTTTTGTTTCCAATGTTCACGCCTAACTTCGTCTTCAACAATTTGAAATGGTGTATTAACAAGGCAGTAGCAAAGCAATGATTCCGTCTTTCCAGTTAGCCACATATAACCTTGTAATTGATAAAAATAATCTTTGTTTGGTATTTCATCTTCAAAGAACGGAAAAGTAGTGGCGTCCCAAGAAGTTTTAACATCGAGTAAAATTTCATTCGTGTTTACATCTGGCGTTCCTGTTATCCATTCGTTGGTTAAATTCTCATCATTCTTGTAAATAAAGCCTAAATTTAAAACATCGTTAACAAGTTCAATGGCTTCGTCTTCGCATTCGTTACCCTTGTCCGTGTATCTACTCCAAAACTCTTTTCGGATTCCGTACGTGTTTTCGATTGCTAATTCTTGAATGTATGTTTTGCAAGTCTTTGACAATGTTTCTCCTTTTGTCTTGGAGCTTGTCATAATTTTCCCTAATTGTGATGCTCGTATTTTCATTACCATAACCATTTTAAGAATTTACGAATAACTCCTAACCATAACCATTTTAAGAACCTACGAATAACCCCTAATTCGTTTTTTGGCTCGTTATTTACTTGAAACTCAATTTTTGGCGTTCGTGTTTTTGTAACTTTTGGGCGTGGTGGTATTGCTGAACTTGGCATATTAAATAAATTTTGTTGTTGATTATTGTATTTTATATTTTTATCATTAACGTATTCTCTAAATTTGTTTATTAATTTATGTGAAACAGGTATTTTATCATTCCATTTATAAACTCCATTTTCTCTGTAAATTATTTTATTTATTTGTAAAAATGTGTTCCAAGACCTGCTAATTGATTTACCCCTTAAATAACTATTAATTTCAGATACTTCAGTATTATCTATTAGGTATTTTAATTCATGTAAAGCATTTAACCAATTTTTAGCTGTTTCTCTGTGTGTTAATCTAATTCTTTTCATGACTTACTGATTTATTAACATTAATGATTTTTGTTGTACTTCGTTTAAATCGAACTTTGCTTGTAGTTCTTCGGCTGTAAATTCTCCTGCTCTAATTGCTTCAATAGCTTTTAAAAAGCGTTCGCCCTCAATCTTAGGCTTCTTTGTTTCGTGTTTTACTTGTTCACCAGCTGCATCCGTGTCTTTATCAGTAATAATTCCAAGAAGAGCAGAAATCGAATAACGTCTTATGTAAGTAATTGCAGAACCTAATACCTGAAAGTCATTCATTCCTTTAAGTTGTACATTTTGAGGAATTGGTGTTTCACTAAAAATGTTTTCACCTGATTCAGTATGAAATAAAATAGTTTTTACTCCCGTATCATTAATTAGTTGAGTAAATCCTAATCCGTGTTTTTGTAGTAACGGGTTAATTACTTCAAAGATTTTAGGTAAATCAGCATAGCTGTACCCGTAGCCTTGCGTTCCTTTGTGAATTACTGGCACTTCTTGTTGGAAGTCTGCCAATGCTTTAAATAAATGTTTCATAAAATATAAATTAATTGTTTAACGTGTACAAATATACTAAAAAGAATAATATAAAAGCGAAAAAAGAAAAATATTTATAAAAATTTCTTTAATCCTTCCGCACATCGTTGAATTGAATTAGCGCGTTCCTGTAACGACTTTATTTGTTCTGATATGGTTTCGGTGCAATCACTTGTAAAATAGCCGTGTGACGTTGCAATCAATGGTATTATGCCGTTTGTACGTATGTAGTTTACCATTTTACGTAATCTCGGTTGTGTCATTCGTGTTTTAAAACCTCTTGCGGTTAAAAATTCATTCATCCGTGTTACGATTAATTCAGCTTTTATCGGGTTTTCTTTTTTGTAGTTTCGAAATCCGTGAACTACTATTGGAAGTATATCCATTTCCTCTGCAGTTAGTTCGTGCGTGTGTTCTTCAAAATTGGTTATCATTGTTTAAGGTTTAATTGTTTCTCAAAATTAATTATTCTTTTTGATATAATTCAAGTTCTTTTATCTTTTTTTTATATTCTGCCATAATTTCTTTTAGTTCTTCTTTGGTGAACTTCCGTTCAATACTTCCATTATCCTCCAACCATTCAACACGTTCAATTCCTATTTTTTTAATCAATGCTTTTCGATATTCAACTTGATTACCACTAAGCATTACGTTACACTTGTAACAACTTACCCACACATTATCTTCATTAAACCTTACATTTGAATGACCTCCAGCACTTAAATAGTGCGAAGCGTGTGAAACTCCATTAATTGGCTTTTGGCAGGATATACAAACGTTTCCTTTATCACGTAGTCGAATATACTTGTTAAATATTATTTGAGCCATCTTAACGTAGTCTTGTACTGTTTCCAAATCCTGTTGCATTTTTTGTTTTTTATCTTTCCATTGTTTCGCCTTTTCGGATTCTACCCAAACACGGACACATTCGGGTTCTAAACAATA